TGGCTCGATCCCGAGAGCCTCATCCTCATCGAGGGATGGGCCCGGAACGGACTGACGGAAGAACAGATCGCCCATAACATGGGCATCAATGTGAAGACTCTCTGGGAGTGGAAAACGAAGTTCGGCCCTATTAGTAATGCCTTAAAAAGTGGCAAGGAAGTCGCGGACCTCGCAGTCGAGAACGCGCTCTACAATCGGGCTGTCGGCTACGAATACGAGGAGACGACCGAGGAGCTCCGGTTTAACCGGGAGACCGGCCAGAAGGAAATGGTCGTCACCAAGCGCGTGAAGAAGATGGTCCCGCCGGACACGGTGGCGCAGATATTCTGGCTCAAGAACCGCAAGCCCGGAGAGTGGCGCGACAAGCGCGACGTGGAAGTCGCCGGCGCTGCAGCTGTCCAGATCATCGACGACATCCCGAAGGATGTGACTGACGATGGTTAAGCTCAGTTCGCTGATAGCGCCGAACTTCTTCCCGATTCATCAGGACATAAAAGCGCACAAGCACACGCACTACAAGCTGTACGGCGGGCGAGGCTCGACGAAGAGCTCCTTCGTGTCGGTCGAGATCATCACCGGCATGATGCAGGACCCGCAGGCCAACGCCGCAGTCTTCCGCCGGGTCGGCAACACCCTGCAGGAGAGCGTGTATGAGCAGCTCCTGTGGGCCATAGAGATGCTCGGAGTCGCCCACCTGTGGAAGGCATCGCTCTCGCCGTTAAGGCTCACCTACAAGCCGACAGGCCAACAGATCCTCTTTCGCGGATGCGACGATCCGAACAGAACGAAATCCATTAAGCTCCGCAAGGGCTACTTCCGTTTCATCTGGTTCGAGGAGCGCGCTGAATTCGACGGCGACGAAGACGAGCGCAAAATCCTCCAGTCGCTCATGCGTGGCGGCCCACTGTTCACGGTGTTCTACACCTGGAACCCGCCGAAGCAGCTACAGTCATGGGTCAACCAGGACGTGCTTGAGGAACGGCCCGACACCCTGTGCAACCACTCGACATACCTGACAGTCCCGAAGGACTGGCTGGGCGAGCAGTTCTTCCTCGAGGCCGAGGACCTGAAACGCCGAAAGCCTATGTCTTTCCGGCATGAGTATCTCGGCGAGGCCACCGGCACCGGCGGCAGGGTCTTCGACAACGTGGTGGTGCGTAGGATTACGGACGAAGAGGTCGCACGGTTCGACCGCATCCGGCAGGGTCTCGACTTCGGCTTCGCTGCTGACCCGCTCGCATTCGAGAAGATGCACTACAACCGCTCGCACCGGAAGTTGTACATCTTCGGCGAGGTCTACGCAGTCAACCTGAAGACGCGAGAGGCCGTCAGACGTATTAAAGCGCTCGACCCGGAGAACCACTACACCACTGCCGATTCCGAGGAACCTCGGTCCATTGACAGCTTCAACGAGGAAGGTCTGAGACTCATTCCCGCCAAGAAGGGACCCGGCTCAGTAGACCACGGCATGAGGTGGCTGAGCGAGGACCTGGACGAGATAATCATTGACCCGGTCAGATGCCCCAACGCTATGCGGGAATTCACCTCTTACGAGCTGGAACAGGACCGCAACGGCAACTTCAAGGGCTCCTACCCGGACAAGAACAACCACAGCATTGACGCCGTCCGCTACGGCATGGAGGGCGATATGACCCGGCGCAAGGCCCGCGTGGGCAAGCGCTCCAGGGTTACAGGAGGCTGATACACATGTACAAGTTCACTTACCCCCGCGCCCTCTGGGACGAGACCCGGCTGGACAAGGCCATCATTCGCCAGCTCATCAATCGCCATCGCGGCATGATGGCGGCCAAGGCTACGTGCTACGCCTACTACATGGGCCACCAGGCCATTGAGTCCAGGACGCGCGACGATAAGGACGCGCCAAACAACAAGGTCATGAGCAATCATGCCAAGGACATCACCGACACAGCCACCGGCTACTTCATGGGCAATCCGATCAGCTACAACTCGACCGGCGACCAGGATATTGAGCCGCTCCTGACGGCCTTCGACCACGCCTGCGTTGACGACGTCGACGCGGATCTGGCCCAGGACACCAGCATCTACGGCCTGGCTTACGAGTATGTATACGCCGATAAAGAGGGCAAGCCCATCTCCAAGGAGGTCTCGCCGCTCAACTCTTTCGTCGTCTATGATGACACAATCGCGGAAGAGGAGCTGTTCGGCGTCTATTACTGGACCCGGAAGAACGACGCCACCGAGAACCGGCAGTACGTCGCCACGGTCATGACGGAGCATTTTATCTACAACATGATCATCGAGGGCCAGGGCCTGAGCGGAGCCGAACATGAGTGGAGCACGGAGACGCCCACCCCGCACTACTTCGGCGCCATTCCGCTCATCGAGTACCTCAACAACAAAGAGGGCATCGGCGACTTCGAGCAGCAGATCTCGCTCATCGATGCGTACAACACCCTCATGTCCGACCGCGTGAACGACAAAGAGCAGTTCGTGGACGCTGTCCTGGCGCTGTACGGTGCGCTCCTGGGCGACGATGAGGCCGAGACCAAAGCGGCCCTGAAGAAGCTCAAGGAAGAGAAGCTCATCGAGCTCCCGCTTGACGCCAAGGCCGAATACCTCACCCGCCAGATGGACGAGAACGGCGTTGAGACGCTCCGTAAGGCCCTGAAAGAGGACATTTACACCTTTAGCCATGTTCCTAACCTCACGGACGAGAACTTCGCAGGAACGACCTCTGGCGTCGCTCTGGAATATAAGCTCCTCGGCCTTGAGATGCTCACCAAGGTCAAGGAGCGGAACTACCGGCAGGGCCTCCGCAAGAGGATCGAGCTGTACTGCAATTTCCTCGGGATGAAGGCACTTTCTATGGAGGCCGGCGCGATCGTGCCGTCCTTCACCCGGGCGCTCCCGAAGAATCTGCAGGAACTCTCACTCATCGTCTCCAACCTCGACGGCAAGGTCTCTCAGCGCACTCTCCTGGGCCTGCTCCCCTTCGTGGAGGACCCGGACGCGGAGATCGATGCAGTGGACGAGGAGAATGCCAAGAAGCTCGAATATCAGCAGGCGGTCTTCGGGATTGCTCCCAACACGCCACCGCCGGAAGACGAGGACGGTGATGAGGCTTGATGAAGGTCAATCCCTACTGGAAGAACCGCCAGGCGGCCTTCATGTACGGCCAGATGGACGAGGCGGAGGTGACTGCTGCCGAACTCGGCAGACTGTATCAGCAGGCCTCCAGGGAACTCCAGAAGGGCATGGACAAGGTCTTTACCAAATATCAGCATGAGTGGGGCCTGACGCATGACCAGGCGAAGGAGCTCCTGAATCAGCTCCACGGCAAGGCTGACCTGGAGAGCATGCGGCAGGCGGTCGGTGCCATGAAGCCCGGGCCGGCAAAGGACGCCATGCTCAGAGAGATCGAGGCACCCGCTTACGCCGCGCGGATCCGCCGCATGCAGGACCTGCAGGACCAGGTGGACGTCCAGCTACGACAGCTCGGCAGAGCGGACATGGCCATCGAGCGCCGGCATTACCTGGCGACGGCCCGGGAGAGCTACTACCACGGCATTTATGAGACACAGCGCCGTGTGGGCTTCCAGTTCTCCTTTAACACCTTCGATGCGAAAGCGGTCCGCTCCGTGGTCGCCTCTAAGTGGGACGGATCCGGATGGAGCGCGCGCTTGTGGGACAACACAGAAGCCCTCGCTCAGGACGTCAAGGACCAGCTGATGATGGAGATGTTGACCGGCAAGAAGCTGGAGGACGCTGCCAAGGCCATCGACCAGCGCTACAGCGTGGGCGCGTTCAAAGCCCGCCGACTGGTCCGGACGGAGAGCAACTTCGTGGCTGGTCAGGGCCAGCTCGCCGCCTATAAGGAGTGCGGCATCGACGAGTATGTCTTCGTGGCCACGCTTGACACGGTGACGTGTCCGATATGCGGAGCTATCGACGGCCACCGCTTCAAGACGAAGGACGCCACGCCCGGCGTCAATATGAACCCGATGCACCCATTTTGTCGATGCACCACAATAGACGCGCTCGACGGAGAGGTCCTCAGCGGCCTTGAGAGGCGCGCCAGAGACCCGAGAACCGGCGAGAGCAAGCTGGTCCGGGCATCGACCGACTACATCCAGTGGCGCAAAGACAACGGCCTGCCGCCACTTCGCAATACGAAAAAGGAGAAAGAGTCATGAGGGCAAGAGACCATCCCTGAGATATCCACAGCTTCGATGATTCCCACCAAATTCTGTTTATGACCTACACGAACTGCCCGGACACGCGACGGGCAGGGCGAGAGAGGAGATATACATGCATAAAAATTTACCGCTGGACATGAAGCTCCAGCTCTTCGCCGAAGACGGCGCCGGGGAAGGTAACAACGGCGGCGGAGAAGGCACACCCGAAACCAAGCCGGAGCTCATGAGCTTCGACGACTACCTCAACGCGGGCGGCCAGAGCGAGTTCGACCGCCGTGTACAGAAGGCCGTGCAGACTGCCGTCAGCAAGGCGCAGGAGAAGTGGGCCGC